CAGGTGACTTACTCGGGGCGCGGAGTGCTGGCGCGCTATAAACTGCGCCGTATCGATGGCGTTAACATTCTGCATGGTGATGTGAAGCTAACCGCCCTGGTTAACGAGGTGACTGATAAGCCGGCCGTCGGGCATGTCATCACGGCGCCGGATCCGATTACGGGTGAGCTTCAGCGTTACGACATCATAACCGCTTCTGCCGACTCTGCTGGCGCTGCGTACTCCATTCAACTGCGGAGGGCGTGATATGGCTAAGGGCTGGAACATTGACCCGGCGGCATTCGCCGGGCTGGTGGCCGAAGATGTCAAACTACGCCAGCGGACAATCGCCATTCAACTGCTGAATGAAATTGTTCAACGGTCGCCAGTAGGAAACCCGGAGCTGTGGGCCATCAACGCGACCGCGATTCAATACAACAAAGCTGTTGGGGAATGGAACGAATCTCTTTATGCCGATCCTGCTAACCTGACCAAAACCGGAAGGCTCAGGAAGAAAGTCCGTGTTAATGACAGCATGGATATCAGGCGGCCGGCTGAGTATCGCGCAGGAACCTTCAGGGCATCGCATTTCGTCAGCATCGGCGAACCTAATCATTCCGTCCCGACCGAACCGGATCCGCGCGGGACAATGACGTTTCTTAATGGCAAAAATATCATTGACCAGGCGCCAGCCTACTCGGTGATTTACATCCAGTCGAACCTGCCTTACTCCGTGCCTCTGGAGAATGGCCACTCAACACAGGCGCCGAAAGGCGTCTATGCCGTCTCGTTTAATGGTGTGATTCAGGCCTACAAATGACCCTTACAGAAATCAGAAACGCTGTCATTTCCCGAATGGCGGCACAGACCGCTATTGCCTCTGATGCGGTGGATTATCCCAATGGTCCGGTATTTGACCCCAGTAACCGCGATATCTGGGCCCGCCTAACCAACATTTCTGGGCAGGCAGGCGCAACTGAGATCGGGAATGGGCCGGTCGTCCACAGGACGGGCTTACTCATCATTCAGCTGTTTGTTCCGGTCGGCTCCGGAACGTTGCTTATCTCCCGGACGGCCGATCAGCTAACGGAGCTATTCGAGTTCAGGGACGACGGAAAGCTGAGTTATTTCGCTGTTTCTGCTGTGCCGGCGGGTGAGACCGATGGCTGGTTACAGCTCAATCTTCAAATTCCTTATCGCGCTCTGTAGCGCACAAAAAACAGGAGGCTCCTGTGAGCTCAGGTGCAAAAGTAGTAGCCGCGTTTATTCGCGAGACAACGCCAGGAATCACGCCAACAGCAGGGGCGTGGAACCTGCTGCGTCGTTCTTCATTTGGTCTGAAACCAACGCAGAACACCAACGACAATGACGAAATCGCTGGTGACCGCATGGCGCAGGGTGTTTCACGCGGCACAGTGGATGTCGGCGGCGATGTCGGTACGCGGTTTCGCTGGAATCAGCACGATGCCTTTCTGGCGAGCTGCTTTGGTGCGGAATGGGTGGATAACGTTCTGACCATGGGCAATGGCCGCATCACGTTCTCAGTGGCTTCCTATGCCGAGGATGTGGGTATCGCCCAGATCGCCCGCGGCTGTCAGGTGGCGACCCTGCAGATCGAAATCCCGAATGATGGTGACATCACTGCTACGGTCACGTTTGCTGGCCTGGACTGGGAAACGAAAGGTGACGATACCAGCTTCTTTAGCGCGCCGGTCGATAATGCCGGGGCGTTGCGCTATTCGTTCAAAGAGGTAACAGCCCTCAGCCTGAATGGTGTAGCTGGTGGTAATGGTTTCTGTGTCGATACCTTCAACATCCAGTTCGACAACAATATGCAGACCCAGCGTTGCATCGGTACCGGTTCGGCGTTCGCCGGTGCAAACATTCCGACAACCTTTACCCCGTCAGGTCAAATCACGCTGTCATGGTCAAAAGCTGCGTGGGAGCTCTATAAGAAAACGTTCACCGGCGAAACGGTGCCGTTTAGCTTTACGCTGGAGAATGCTGAAGGTGCATATACCTTCTATTTCCCGGAAGTGCAGATTTCCGGCGACTGGCCTGATGCTGGCAGTACTGACATTGTTCAGGTTCAGCTTGATATCACCGCAGCCAATACGCCGCCGACGATCACGCGCGTGCCTAAAGTCCCGACAACGGCGATCAGCGTTGCGCCGGGCAGTTCAACTGGGGCAGTGGGTTCTACGGTGACGTTAACCGCCACGCTTACCCCAGCTGATTCAACTGATACCGTCGAGTGGACGTCATCGGATCCGACTATCGCCAGCGTGGTTTCTACCGGACAGAAAACAGCGAAAGTCACACGTAACGCAGCCGGTACTGCAACCATCACCGGTAAGGCCCGCACCTTTACCGCAACGTCTGAAATCACCGTTACCGCGCCTTAATTTACCTGGCCCGTTCTGCTGAGCATCGCGGATCGGGCTTACTATGGAGTTATTATGCTGATTGTTACCCCAAAAATTGATTTAAATGGCGAGCGCTGGTTTTCACCTTATCAAAAGCCAGAAAACAGCCAGGAAGAATACACTCCGGAAGAGGAATCGCTTTTCAAACTTCGCCTGCTGGTGGCCAGCAGCGAGAATCCACAATATCGCTCCCGTAACGCGCTGGTGCGCCGCCACATCGATAAGATGGACGCTGGTTATAAGGTAGGCACCAAAGAATTCAATCTCGCCAGAGTGGGCGATATCGACTCTGTTGATGACTTGCTGATCGATAATGTCGCTCGGTTTCTGTTGAAGGGTTGGGAAGGTGTGGGCCAGTTGGTAGATGGCGTAGAAGTTGCCATCGACTACACGCCGGAAGTCGGGATCGCCATGCTGAAACAGCACCCGGAGCTGTACTGGCTGATACTGGCTGAGGCGGCGGCCATTGCTCAGGGTAAGGAGCAGCAGACTCAGGAAACCGTAAAAAAGCCATAGAGGCTCAGAAGTGGCTTAAGGAGTTCGGGGGAGAGCAGGGCGAGAAAGCAAAGTGGCGCAGGGAGAAGCTAAATCTCCCGCCCATTCCAGAGCCTGAAATCGATGCAGTCACTGGTGAGATCCTCAACGCTTACGCCATGATATCGCGCGGCAGGAAGTATGCCGGCATGGCCGGCGTGCCGCTCCCTCTGTCCCTGAATGATATCGAGCTTTACCTGGCAGCGCGCACCATCCTGATCGACCGCATTGAGTTTGACGCAGCAATACTGGCCCTCGATGATGCCTGGCGGGATGCGTGGGCTGAAGAGCAGAAAAGACAGGCAAAAGTGAAGTAGTCATATCATTGTCTACATCTATTCCTGTGCTAACCTGTGTGCAAATGTTAATGATGGGGATAGGGCTTTGAGCGAAGATATCGGAAATGTCAATTTTGGCATTAGCCTTGGTGGTTACAAAGATGAAGAAACGGCAAAGGAAGTTGGAAATGCTGTAAGCCAATTCATTAAAATACTCTGCAAGTATATCGATCTTACATCCTTAGTTGGAATTTCAATAAATTATGATTATCAATATGCATTAGACTCAGTTGACAGAGGGATTGAGACTTCTAATACATTAACTCCATCTGATGGCGATGTTGTAGGTGTCGCTATGGTTGTTCGAGTTATGCGTAATGGTGAGCCTAGATGCCATATCGTTTTTAATGCTCTTCACATTGAGGGTATTGTATCTCCAGTCAATTCGCCGGAGTGGCTAACTGCTATTGGAATCATTTCGCATGAATGCGCTCATGTCTCAAATAGCAATGCCTTAAACAAATGTTTTCCGGGGCGGATGATGAGTTACCGCTATAAAAACATCCATGAGCAATTGAGAGGGGAGTGTTGGTTATCTGTGATGGAGGAATATTGCGCAACTAGATTGAGTGCGCATATTGGTGAAGATCAGAGCAAGATGTTCAAAGCGTCTTTTTTCAGACATGCTTCTAAACTATATGATAAAGCAAAGGATTCTATATTTAACTATCAGTTTCATCAAAGTGTAGACAAAACATTAAATGAAGTTTATTCGGAGATTGAAATGACTTTGAAACTTGCAGCATATTTTTTAGGGGATGCTGCAGCAAAAGGTGTTAATTACAAGGATGGAAATGAGGATGACATGTCTGAGTTCTCATGGCTTATTCCCTACATTGAAAGATTAGATTCTGCGAATGCCGTTATTTTCGAAAATTATGGAAGATGGAAATCGATTGATGAGTTTGAGGTGATATCAGATATCCTTGATGATATTGCCAGATATCTAGGCTTAACCGTCTCCTTACGTCCGCAGGGTGTGTGGGTTGATATTAGTTATTATTAATAGAGGATGCTATAATGAATAATTTTGCTATATTAGTTCCTTTGCTTTGTCTGGTAATGCTTGGGTGCACCTATACAAACCAATATGAAAGTGGGTCTCAAATAGCTGTTGAAAATGTGAACCGGATTGTTAAGGGTAAAACAACTGAGGCTGAGTTGATCGGTATGTTTGGACAGCCTTTTTCTAAGGCAGTCATCAGTGCGACTGAGGTCAAGTGGATTTACACACACAATGCGGTGTCAGCTTCAGCCCAGGCGTTTACCATGAAAACAACATCAAGCGCTGAAATGACAACGCTTGATATCCTTTTGAAGGATGGTGTGGTCGTTAATTATGCGTATACCAAATCCCCTCTAAATCCAACTATGAACATGAAAACGTCTTTGTAACAAGAGAACCCACTCCGGTGGGATTTTTTATCATTGTTTAAACATTCCTTACCCGCTTGATTTGCGGGTTTTTTATTGCCCGGAGAAAGGTAAATGACAGAACAAACATCCCGCCTTGCTATTATTCTCGATAGCACCGGAGCAGAAAAGAACGCGGATAGTTTAGCCAGTGCTCTAAACAAAATGACGGCAGAGGGTGAAAAAGCTGAGTTCGCAACGGATAATCTTTCCGCAGCTACTAAAGACCTGAACTCCCATCTTAAGGTCGGACCAAAGCACGCTATCGAAAATGCGAAGTCAACAAGGACGCAGCGGGAAGAAATAGAAAAATTACTGGATAAGCTGGATCCTACATCAAAAGC